TGATACGATCTTCAATAGATGCAACTTGATCATCATAATATTTTGGTTCTGGTAACTCTTTTATTTCTTCCTTTACATAATCTATCTGTTGACAGACAGCTTCTATATCTTTATCATAATGTTTAACTTCGGGTATTCCTTCTATTCTTTCAATTATTGATTTAAGTTCATCATCATAATATTTGATTTCTGGTATCTCTGGTATATCTTTTCTTACGTCACTTATCAGACGTATTATCTCTGTTAAATCTTGTTTCTCTTCGATAGAGCAAGGGCCAGTATCAATTGCTGTATTACCTGCTCCAACAGAACTAAAATCATAGTCAGCAGAGTCGGCATTAATTAAATCTGCTATCTCCTCCTCAGGCCTTGGTGGTTCGATGAAATCATCCACTGAAGGTAACTTTTCTTCAATTATAAGGTCGTCTATTGATGGAAGATTTTTTGGATCTACAATAAAATCTTCATAAGACGGTAATTTCTCCGACATTTTATGAGTAAAATATTACTTCGGGATTCCTCTCCCTGATTTATTTATTCTCCTTATTAAGTCCAGATTTTAATATCTTTGATAGTTCAGAAGTTGATCCAACAAACAATGCATTATTGACTGTAGATGGCCCTTTTGATTTTTCTTCCTCATTTACATCTTTGAGTTTTTTCTGTAGATCCATTAACTTGTCAGTTGCATCAGAGACACTTTTTATTAATTGTCCAGCAACTTCATATGCTCTTGGCATCTCACTCTCTTGTGCTAATTCTAATATTCCATTTATTGCTTCTTGTCCTTTTTCTATGATGCTGTATAAATTACCTCTTGTATATTCATAATCTTTTTGAATATGATCACCGTTTGATTTGACTTCCTTTTTCTGAACTTTCGTGGTTTCCGCAGGAACAATATCTGTCTCTACATTGAAAGCATCGTTTAGGTCATCAAATTTTGAGGTTTTCATGTAATTGTACCACTGAATCCAAAGTCGTCACCCATCGGAATAATTGCACTATCCACACCATCTCCATCTGAATTATCAGTGTAGTCAATGCCTTTAATGTCTGTTCCTCTGACGTGTGATGTCGCAAGTGTAGAATCTTTTCCTCTCTGAACCGTGATTTTACTGGTAGATGCGGAAATAGATTTTACTAACATCTCTTCATTATCTATAACAATATAGAATTCATCCTTAATATTTGTGGTATCATCAACTGTAAATGTCTTCTGTGTCGCATCAATATCCTCAGCCAAATTAGTGACCACATCACCTGTATAATCCTTGATCGCTCTTGGTTTGATAGAGTATGTAACATCTCTCTCTGTGCTCTTCGCACCACCAGCAAGATAGCGAACAGACACGCCTTTGATAATATCTGTAGTAGCGGAGGAAACTGGGCCAAATAGATATGTCTTTGCGGTGAATCTTAGTGTGTAATATAAAACTCTTCTTGATGTAAAGTCTCCCTCATATTCATCTTGAAAAGAAACGTTCTCCAATACAACTGGTATATCTCTCTTTTCGTTTATTTCTGAAACTAAATTGACTGTTAAATTATATGATGGTTGAAAGAATGGTAATATCTGTTCGACAATTTGTAGAGCATCATCATTTAACTTACACATAATATTCAATTCAAATTGCATATTATATGGCACAGGCATAAACACTTTTTTGGTCGTAGTTTCTGTGTCTGGATCTTTGACTGTTATCTGTTGTGTTGTTGTTACCTTTCTTGTTGGATCATATGTCAAACCAGTAAACTCAAATGACATTCTTGGTAATGTCATTGCGACTGATTTATTTAAATTTGGTGACTGCTCTAATCTTGCTAAGAACTTTCCAATAGGCCCATATGCAAGTGGGACTTTAGTTGTTGATTTATTTCCATCTGAATCCGTATGCTTAATTGAGAGATCATTAAACAACGTACCAAAAGAGATAATTGTCTTTCTAAATATTTCGTTGTAAAAATACTCAAACATTTTTGCACCTATACCCAGTTATTTATGGTTGTCCAAAGGGATTACCCTCTGAAAAGTCAAGTATTGCATCTGCTTCAGTTTCAAATCCATCATTATCACCAAATCCGTCATCAAAATTAGTGAGATCAATAAGTCTTATTGTATGAACTGCATTAGAAGTTCCACCAGTGATTGTTTCTTTTCTAAGGAATACTCCTTCTACATTTGATATCTTAAGTTCGCTTGTTACACTATTCCAATCTCTGACTCTTGCAGTTGCTCCACTTGTTCCACCAGTGATTATTTCATTAAACTGGAAGTTGCCAACTGCGTCACTAGCTGCAGGAGAAGCGATTGCGATTGTTGGAGGTGTTGTGTAACCAGCACCTGCGTTTGTGATATGAATTGCACTAATGGTTCCAGCAGTAGAAACGATTGCAGTTGCAGCAGCAGAAACTGTTGACAATCCCGTAAATGTAATCGTAGGTGTAGTGGTATATCCAGAACCACCGCCAGTTATCGTTACGATACCAATTGTTCCGTTAGCCATGCCCGCAGTGGCTGCAGCACCTACACCATTTCCACCAAATATTTGTATATCAGGGCCTGTGGTATATCCTGATCCGGGATTAACTAAATTAATACTTTGAACTACGCTTGCTTTTTGATTTAATGGATCAGCAGCACCGGTGCATACAACAATACCACCACGAAGATTCGCAGTTGCGATACCAGTGACACCACCTGTTGGTGCAGATGATATTGCAACTCTCGGAGCAAACGTATATTTTCTACCACGATTTGTTACATCTATAAATTGAATACCACCATTAACAACCGTTGTAACAGCAGATGCACTTGACGCAGTTCCAACTAATGTAAGAACTTGTGTTCCACCTATGATGAAATCTTCACCATCTGCACCCTCTGTTGCTGCGAGTGTATCATCAATCTCATCAACACCAGTATCAATAACCTCATCTTCATACTGGAAGAGTTCACAACGAAGTGTATAAACGTAATTTTTCTTTAGTTGATAGAATGGTTGTTCATGCTCTACATATTTGATTTCAAATAGACGATCACCTAATGGAAAATAAATTAAATCACCCTCTTTTGGTCTCGTTGATAATCTTACATCTGCCTCATTTTTCATAAGTGGCGAGATGTATGTTTCAAATCTATCTCTTGATATTGTGAGTGTTAGTTCGTTTGTCGCCTGAATACCGAACTTTGATAAAAGTGTTGGATTCTCTCCGTATCCATCAAAAGATTCAACGTAAGCCTCAATTGGATACGCATCATCAAACTTAGATTCAATAACCTCTTTTATTATTGTATTACTATTCGCATACTTTCTTGGCATGTAATGAACATTCACCCCATAGATTTGAAGTTGTTCATTTATGAGAGACTGAACTAAGTTCTGCTCGCTAGTTGATCCTTGTTGAAAAAACGGGTTGAGAACCATGTCACTATCCTATGAAATCAAGAGGTGGTAACTCATAAGTATTTGACATCTGTTCTCTAATAGTATCTAACTCTCTCTGCCCATCTTCATATATTTGTCTACCATTTAACTCTACACCACCGGGCAATTTGACACCCTGAAACTTAATTAAGTTCTGCCCCCATTGTCTCTTCATCAATGCGGTAAGATATCTTTTTAAAAAGTAATCATTATATACACCTGTATGATCATTTGGATCTATGATTCTAAAACAATCAATTACTAGAAAATCATCAACACTCATGGCTGAAAAATCCATATCCATATACAAACGATCTTGTCTTTGATTAAATCTTATTTGCTTCTCTGTTGTAAGTGCAAAGTTAATATCTTCCAAATATCGTTTTGTCATTGCGTAGTTTAAGATACCAGCATAACCAAGATTGAATGCAATATCATTCAAGAATAACTGATATTTTACACTAAACATATTATTTGTTACTGTGTTTGCACCATCAAAATGAAATAGTTTATTGACACCTATCACAGAGTTTGGCATCTGTAGATAGTTGCTATCTTCTTCAAACGAAAACTCCGTTGATACACCAACTATAGTTGCACTTGTTGTGGTAGTCACAATACCAACAGCATTATCGCCACCTCTTCCTCTTGCTCTATCAATATCTACTTGTCTTACTTTATACTTAAGAAATGTTTGTATTACACCGTTAAAATGTCTTTCTTGAAAATATTGAATCGCGTCGTCTAGTAAGTCCTCAGTTTGCTCATCGGCAATATTAATCTCAAGCAGTGGAGCACCCAGTTGCCTTTTACAGTAATCTATTAACGTTGATCTACTTGATGGTTGAGCCATTTATACTATACCTCTGTCAATATTTAGGGTGCAGAAGATACACCACCACGCACAAGAATATTTCCGTCTACAATTCGATATACTGTTGCACCAGATCCAACTAAAATATCATACACATATCGACCTGCCTTTACGTTTCTTGTGTCCGTTGATCCTAAAGATATTGTTAATCCATACCCACTTGATGCGGTTGTATCAATGCCAACTGAAAAGGTAGCTGCAGGAAAAGCAGTTGATCCGATTGCTGTGCTTTTCGTCATTTGTGATGATCCTGTCCAACCAGTGGTTGTACCAACACCAACTGAATTTGTAGTGGAAAAATTAAATCCAGTGTTTGCTGTATCAACAATATTGAATTTAGCACTAAAATCAGCACCAACGTTCATAATTAAGTCACATGGATATGCAACTCCCGCTTCTGG